GTCCATGAGTTTCAGACATAATGACTTTGATATCTTCGGCGGGGACATCATACTCAATACCATGTTCGAACATGATATCATAATGAGTCACATAGCCTTCTCCTTGTGATGTTTCAACGATAGTATGTTCGCCAGGAATACAAGTTCCAAAACCCCATTCTTCATGAGCAATATGCTTGGCGCAGTCATGGGTTACCATCGTCTTTACTTCTGCAGTACGCTCATTTTCAGTTTCTTGATTCTTATTCCTATATTTTTTTGAAAGGCGCTCTTTATTATCTTTTGCAAAAGTATCTTTTCCTTCTGCAACTCTCTTTGCTGCTGCTGTCGCAATCGCCATCTTCTTATCCATCGGCATGCCAGGATTATCACGTTCCATCGACTTAGCAATCTCTTCACGCTTCTCTATTTCTGCAGGTGTGAGAGTCTTCTCGCCGATGATATTTCTCGTCGTTGCCTTGTCATTCATACCCATTTTATCACGCATATCTGAGTATGCTTGCTTATGATCCTTTGGAGGAACATCTAGGTCTTGTGAAGCTTTTTTAGCCTTTTCTGCAGCTAGTCTAGCCTTTTCTGCAGCTAGCATAGCAGAGATTCTGGCAGGTGCCTGACTATCTTGAAATTTACGAGCAGTACTCAGAGCATTAACTTGTGTGCCAGCACGTGCTTCACTGACTAGCTTAGTTTCTTTAACTGTTGGCATATCCTTAATACCATGTTTTTCCCAGTCCGGATGACCAGACTTTGTAGTATGTGTTACATTAGGAAAAGTTTTTTTAGTAGCATTTAAATTATCTTCACGTCTTTTCAATTCTGCTCTGCCACGTTCTGCGGATGCTTTTGCTCTCGGATCTTTTTGACCATAGTGCGTATGGAGCTGTGTCAGGGCCTGAAGCGTCGGTGTGTCGATCTTTTCCAGATTTGCTTCTTCTAAATCAATTTCTTCATTAGTAGCAGATACTTTAGGTTCATTAATGCCCAGAGCCTTGCCCCACTTCTTACCAAGAGCCAATCCACGACCAGCTGCACGCTTCTTATTTTCTTCAGGTGTGTTGCGGTCTGGGTTTGTCTTTGATAGGTAGTTATTTAAGACAGGCCCGCTATGTTTAAGCTCATCAATTTGATCTGCTTCTTCATTGGTCTCTTTTTTAGCAGGTGTAGTAGGTGTAGTAGGTGTATTAGGAGTCTTTTTCTTCCAACTCGGCAAAACTGATGAATAATTTCTTACATAACCTTTATCAATCATTTTTTGATTATCCATTACATCATATACATTACGATTAAGAGCTTCATTAGTCTCTTTTTTTACCATATTAAAATAACGCTCCGCTCTGTCCCTGAGTTTCTTATGGAGTGCATCTCTCTGTTTACCGAGGTCCTTAGGAAGGTGTCCGATCTTCATGTGTTCTTTATGGATGCGTTCAGCTTTTTTGTAATCAGCTTCTGTTCCGAAATGTTTTGCTAACAGCTTGACGTTCTCTGAATGATCATTATTTTCTTCATTTTTACGATATTTATTCACAAGATCCTTAGGATCGATACCGTTTAGGGTCGCTTCATTTACCTTGAGACCCTTATCATAGTCACTGATATTCTTATCAATTCCAGTCCTAATGCTGTTTGTTTTTTCTATACCATTGAAAACGTTGGGTTGGTCTGTGATGCCAGGAACGAGTTTCTTTGCTTTTTCTATAGCAGCAGGAAGGTCCCCGTGCATATCCTTGAAATTCTTCTCGCCCTGTGATAGCGGTTGTTGGATCTCGCTGATGAGATTCTTAAATTTCTTCATTTTCGGCACCTTCGTATGAATCTGCTGCTGTTTCTAATGAAGAGTCATCCTCATTAGCTGATGTATTTCCAAAAACACTAGCAGCAACGTCAGCATACATATTATTAATATGAGCTGAGACCCTTGATCCCATCTCTGCAGCAACTGCCGACTTCAGATCAGCTGCATTCTTATCCCACGCATATGCTAAAATATTTTCTACGTTGCTCATGTTTCCTCCAATAATTATGTTATATTTATATTATCTTGATGTTCCGATTGCAAGATTAGGTTTTGTTTTTATGGTTGAGACAGGTTTAGGTGCAGGTCCTTCAGGTTGTTGCTCTTGCTGTGCGACATCAGAACCTTCTTCCTGCATCTCCCCCATCATCTGTTTGATATCATCATCTGTTTGCTTGAGGATGTTCTTCCTCACCCAGAGATCAGAAAAGAACCTACCGATGTATGGTTCTGCTTGTTGTAAAAGCTGAATCCTATTCTGGAGAACTTCTGCTTCTTTGAATTCTTCGAAGTGATTATCGATTGTGAAGTCAAACGATATAGCATTTTGGATCTCAGGCCAATCAGATTCTGATACGATGCCTTTGAGGATCAATTGTTTTTCTAATGCCTTAGCAAACAGTTGTGAGAAGCGCTTACGCAATCTTCCCACAAACTTCGTGAACTTTACTTCATCCCTAGAGATTTCTGCAGAGCGACCCAGGTTGAATCCTGCTGAAGATGGTTCTAATCTTGAGATAGGAACATTCAATGCCTGATACAACTTACGTTGGAAGTAAGTGACATCCGAAAGCTCACCGAGGTTCTGACCTGCAGGAAGAGTCGTGATCTCTGTGCCCCGGTTGCCTTCTCTTCTCGGCAACCAATAATCTTCAAGCATGGTCATATACTTACGATCATCACGAACCTCACCCGTAGATGCATCATACACGAGACGATTCTTATGCTTGATCATCATGTCACGGAGATACTGTTCTGCTTTGACCTTGGGGAGATTGCCCACATCGATATAGAATATACGGCGCTCAGGAGCGCGGGAGATACGATAGATGACAGTCGCATCTTCTAATGTTCTTAATTGATTGAGGGGTTTGATCGCTTTTTGGATATATGAATATACTAGCGCATTGTTCTTGTCCATCAATCCTGACGTGACATGAAGGATTGCATCGATTGCTATCCTAACACCGCCTGTCGCAGATGTGTCCATCGGAAGGCCTGCATTGCCGCCTGCAGGGAGGAAGCTCCTGTCATTATATACATAATACTCTCTCTGAGTATTCGTGACAGTGATCCCGCCTTTTGATTTCCTCTTGATCTCACGGATCTTACGGATCTTTCTCGGATCGACGTAACGGAGTTCTTTGATACCTGATCTAGGATTCTCTTCATCGATGATCACATGATAGTACATCCTACCATCGACATACCATCTCTTGAATAATTCATAAGATTCAAAATTAAAATTGAAGAGGGTCAATATATTAGTGAATTCTTCACGGATCTTATCTTTTACGGGATCCGAATAATTGACTTTATCGAGATTAATCTCTACGATGTTATCAGCATCAGTATCGATAGCTTCATTGACGATATCGTCAATCGCCATCTCTAATTCAGGTTGTAAGGAGATTTCTCTGTATTTGGAGACTAGCTCTGCTTCTGTCCTTGCTGTGCCATCAAGGTCAATATAGGTGCCATATGCGCCACCTGCAGCAACGACCATCGCGCCATCATCTTTTACCTCTGGGGCAAAAGATTCGACTGGTTCTTCATCTTTTCTGGTGATGCTAAATCCAAATAACTGCATAATAATGTTTTTCCTTAAGAATGAGAGCCGCTACATGTTATATTTATAACGGCTCTCAATCCTTAATTTTTACGAACCACCAGCATTTCCAGTAGTGCCTGGTAATACTTGGAATGTATCATACTGGAATTGTACTTGGAATTCTTCGATCACATCTGTATCTGCCCAAGCAAGATCAATCGGAGCGATGACTTGTGGGAAGATCCCGTTGAACTGATATGTTCTTAGGATCTCGCCAGCCTTGCCAAACTGAGTGACTGTTGCTTGTGACTTGTATAGACCAGGTGCTCCTGATCCAAGAGCAGTTGTATTTGTCTGATAAAGGCTGATATAGTTATTCCAATTTTCCATTGAATTTCTTACTATAAAGTCTTCATCATTGATGATAGTTACCGTCCATGGAGCAAACACACGATCACCCGCCATCTTGAGTTTTCTTCCGAAGTAAGGTACTTCAATCAATCCTAATTCAGAACTTGGTAGCTGAGCTGTCTTACACAGAAATGGTAACTTAAAATCAGCTACTGGGTTGATAGGATTGCTGATGATTACTTGGAATAGAGAAGGCCTAGCGCCACCGAAGGTAAGCTGAGCTCTGATATCGTTAATATTGAAAGCCATTGTTCTAACCCTCCCCCTTAAAATCTACCAACAATTTCTTCGAATTCTACGCCAGTGCGTACAGCCACGAAGTTTAGCTGGATGAAGTTGATAGAACGAGCAGGCTTAATGTAGATATCACCTCTGAACTCATTACGATCAATGACCTCTGGAGTATTGTTTGTGTCATCACAGACCACTCTGAAATCATAGATGCCTCTTCGACCCTGTACATCTCTTAAGAAAGGTTCGACTAGGTTACGGAATGAAGCTCTTGTAAATTCATCATTGAACTCGAACAATGTGAACTTAGAAGCAGTAGCAATCGCCTTCTCAAGAACAATGAACAATCTGCGTACATTGATTCTGTCGAATGCTGAAGGTTTGGCAAGTAGAGTCTTATCACCATACAATACAACACCCTGACCTGGGAAGTTAACTACTGGGTTAATTCCGTTCTTATAGAGTTGGTCACGGTCTGCTTTGTCTGGATTGAATGCCAATTTAACAACATTCTTGATCTGACCTCTGTTAAATCCTGCCGGTGAGAACCAAGGATCACGAGTATTGTCTGTTCTTACACAAAGACCAGCAGTATCGCCATTCATCGGTACATAGCGATATACGTCATTATACTTGTCGTATTGATACTTGTAACCAGAATCAAGGACAGCATATGATGTTGATCTTAGAAGGTTTCTAAAATCAATTACGTTCTGAAGTTCACGAGTCGGAGCATTTACTGTATCTGTCTGATCAGGAGAAACAAACGCTACGCAATCTCTTCTGTATTCGCAAATATTATCGATGATATAATTTGCTAGTTGCTCGCCATTTCCGCCTCTTCCTTTACCACCAAGAACTAATGAAATATCAATGTCTTCTGCGGATTTAAATTTATCATAGGCTATTGCTAAGTTAGCAACCGAAATATTAGTTTCAGCTGCACCGTCACCGCCACTTACGAAAGAGAATATTTTACTTGAAGTAATATTTGGACCTGAGAAAGAATCGCTCGTAGCATTTGATCCGAGATAATCTCTAGTTGACCATACATATTCTGAGCTCTGATTTAGAACATCGCGATAGTATATTGATCCGCCTTGTTCGCCTCTAGCGTCTGTTGCTCTAGAAAGATTTGGCCAAACTTCAAGAATCTGTCCAGGAATGCCAGTGATAGCACCATCTTCGTCTGCAACAACGATATGAACTTCATCTGCAATGCTTGTATTTGAAGTTCTACTTGCAACATAATTTGAAATGCCAGGTGCAGTATCTACAGAATTAAAGTATTCCCAACGTCTTGTAAAAATATTAGTTGTTGAATTGGCAGAAGCTTCTATAGAAATGTCAGATCTTTGTTTAAATGTATCATCGAATGTGACATTAAAGAATGAATTGCTTGCTGGTCCAGCAACGGTAATTGTTTGGACTGATCCAAGAGTAGCAATCTTCATGTATTGAATGCCTGTAGTAGTATTTCCTACTTCAAGAACATCGCCTACAGTAAGTCTGGTTAATAAATCCGCACCCATCAAAGCAGCAGTAGCTGTATTTTGAGTGTAACCAAAAGAAATATTTGCTACGCTAGATCCAACTGGTAGTGAAAATTTAGTATTTGCAGTTGTTAAAGCTGAAATTTCCGTATTTGTTCCGTTATAAGCATATTTTACTTTAGAAAACGCATTTGCTGAAGGACATACTGAAATCTTAAGTGAATTACCCAAGACACCAGGATATTTTGCGGCAAATGCAGTATTAGCTAATGTTGCCAATGTTGAATACTGATATTCAAAATCTGTTAAATTTTTAATAATTAAATCGTCTACTGTTCCAGTATTTGCTACAGCTGTATTACCGCCTGCATTTGCTCTTGAGATATAAAGCTGATTACCGTATGCTAGAAAGTTAGCAGCAGTAAAGAATGTTTCGAAATTATTTGCTGTTGGTTTACCGTACTGATTGACCAATTCATCCTCAGAAGAGATAAGAACTCTTTCTTCTATAGGACCCCAACGAAAAACTCCTGCAAAAGCACCTTCTGTAGAAGATACCGCAGGAACGATAGTTGTTAAGTCAATTTCTGATACGTTAACACCAGGACTTATTTGAAATGCCATTTGTTTCTCCTTTTATAATATAAACAATCATATCTTGTACGTTTATTTATAAAATCTCAATTTAGAAGAAATCGCTCAAATTCGTTGTCAGTCATAGGACGTGGATTGATTTCTTCTCGCCCGTCATCGATGATCCCGAATGGTGTAAAATCATCTTCTACTTCTTCTACGATCCTTTTTCTTATGTCAGTATTAGAGACATCTTTGAAGTAATTCTGGTTGACCATCCATGCAAACAACACTAGACACATCACGAGATCGTCATGATATCCTTCTTCTGCATTATATGATGTTCCGTCTACGACATAAGTAGATAGCTCATTGATGACATCATAGTCATTCAGAAATATCTTATCACCTTCGATGATAGACTTGAGATTTGAGCATCCTATCCGCTTCGTGACCTTAGTCGTCTTGATGCCTAACCTGTTCTGATTCCCAGCTCCGCCGATCACAGTTCCTTTACGCCCGCTCATCTTAGTCATCACGACATTCTCATACTCGAGATCTTGATGTAGGATATTGACGACCTGAGATCCTATATTGACTTCGACTAGTATAGAAGCTTCATTATAATACCTCCCGATGCTAGCAAGAAGCGTAGGGAACAACAATTGAGAAATATTTGCATCTTTATATGTTGCGACTAGCTCATACGGTATCGTGCTACAATCTACTACGACAAACGATGAGCTATCTTGGCCAAGACCTTCTGATACATCAACAGTTATCGAATATACATGATCTTTGATAGGTTCTTTGTATATCTTGACGCCGTGTTGTTCCCTAAAAGGTGTATTGAATACGAGCTTAGACAATATGTTAGGATGGATGAGGGTATTGGTCGATCCGAGAAACTCACAGTCAAATTCTTGTCTGAACTGCTCCGCAGACGTGCTCCTGATCATCAGTTCTTTCCATTCCTCATCCCGGCCGGGAACATCTGACCAATGGACGTCTACTCGAGCATAGTCATTATTTCCGTTGACAGAATCCATCCATATCTTATAGAATAAGTTCATCCCGTTAGGTGTAGACGTGATTATCAGCTTAGATGATTGACCAGAAGAGATCGTAGGGAAGACGGATGCGAAGAACTGATCTTGTATGTTTCTCTGAACGAACGCAAACTCGTCAAGATAGATGAGATTGTATGATTGTCCACGGATCGCTGAAGATGATGTAGAAGAAGCGAGCATCTTCGATCCATTTTCAAGCTCTATGTTTCCTTTGTTCCATTCGACGATGCCTTGCTGGAGCCATTTAGGTAACCACTCATATGCTAATTGGACACGGGATAATATCTCTCTCGCCTGCCTCTCTTTGTTTGCGAGGACTGCGACATTATAGTTCTCATTGAATAGCACTTTATGAAGGAGGTATCCGACAACACCCGTTGTCTTGCCGACCTGACGAGGCATCTTACAGATAGTGAAGCGATGATCATCGAATGACTTGAACATCCTCTTCTGATAGTCGAAAGGTTTGAATGGTATCAGGCCTCTATCGACAGATACGATCTTGACATAAGTCTCACAAAAGTAATCGACATCTCGAGAACACTTGATGTATTCTTCGATCTGCTCTTTCGTATAATCGATCTTGATATCTTTGCGTTTTAGATTCTTATTACCTAAGTAATATGTGAGCTCACTCGTTACCATTTTTAATCATCTTTAAAAGTTCTGCAGAAGAACCGACAAATAAGTTATTGTTCGTCACTTGTGCTTTTTCGGGTTCTCTCGCTTCTAATTCTTTTCTCGTCTTTGCTAGCTGAAGAAGGTCCTTGTTTGCATCGACCATAGTCTTGATCAGATTAGTGACAACTTCGTAAGCACGAGGAGACTCTGATTGCTTAGCGACATCCATGATATCTTCTAAGGCATTGTTGCCTTTTTCTATAACATCATATAGATTACGGCGAGCGTATTCGTAGTCATCGTTCTTTTCGGCCTTTAAAGCAGGAAGCACAGAAGTCAATCTACCAGATTGATCGATTGGATCTAATCCTAAAGAGTTAGAAATCATATCTTTTCTCATTATATATTATCTTCCGTTGTGATCACAAATCCGTAATTATCATCTTCATCGATCTGGCTCAATGCCACAGACAATTCTACATTTGATGTAGGTTCACCCGTAGCAGTCAACCCTGGCCTGATCAGAGTGGTCACAGCTCCTGTGTTTGCTGTCGTATCGGCATAAAGGACGACCTGGCTCAGCTTGATCAGTTTGCTCTCAGTCACAGGACCAAAGAAGTAACATTTCATCGTAAATGTGAGAGTAAATGTCAATACTCTTCTGGTGATAAAATCTGCAGCGTATGAGTCGTCTATCGCAACATTATCAAGGACGACAGGAATGTCAGTGACGTTATCGAAGTCGTTGCCTAATAGTTTTGCAGATATTGTCCATTCTGGCGTGAAGTACGGGATGATCTGCTCTACGATACGAAGGCCATCTTCCATGGTCTTTGCCATGATATCAAGCCTGAATCCCACATCATAGGGAACAGGATTGAACACCTTATCATATACATTGACGCCATTGATGTTCTTCCTGGATGCGATCTTATTGATCGTCTGTAGTTTACGATCCGGCGCATAATTGATGGAAGATATCTCGAATGCCATGCGAGGCAATTTGATAGCGGTCAATGCTACTGCATCAGGATTGTCTTCGATACGAGCAAGGAACTTTTCTCTAGGTCCGTATGCGATAGGAACCTTGAATGTCTGCTCAAGACCTCCTGTGGAATTCTTACGTTCGATCTTTATGTTATTGAACAGCGTGCCGAAGATCACGACATACTTCTTGAATAATGAGTTATAGAAGGGAGAACTACCTAACATTATGCTCTCCTATCGCTCTCACTGAAAGGATCTCTCTCAGTGAAGTCAAGGAAATCCAATCCTTCTGCTTCGAATATATCATTCTGCGATGTCTGATCGAGATAATCGATATCATATTCTTCTTTGACAATATGGAATCCGTCTTCAGTCAGTATCTGCAATGAGTTCTCAGTTAATGCGATAAAAGGATCTGTCGTAGTAAGGAAAGCATTGTATGTCTTATCGATGATGTCGATTCCTGTATTGAATATCTCGTTTGAGTATTCGAACAGTTCACAGACAACATCATACATCTGGAGAGCACCCATCTGATAGAAGATAGGTTTCTTATTGACATACTTGATGGTATATAATGCCTTGGTGAAAGGAAAGAATATCAGATCGCTTTCTGACGGTCTATCTCTTCTGAGTACCGAGCCTACTTCGTTCTCGAATACCCTCAGAGCGACCGAGAATGTTATCTGATCTCTTACCTCTACACCAAACTTCGAAAGGAATTCTCCATCCCCTTCAAACCCATCCACGTTCCTGATATACATCTCGATCTGTATCGCTTCACCGTACTCAGAAAATTCTTGTTCTCTAAAAGCATTATCTCGGTTAATGATCTTTCTCGGGATGTAATAGTTATCAACGCCATGAATCTTGATCGATTCTATCACGAGATTTTCTATCAGGGTTTGTTCACCCGACGAAGAAAAATTATTAAAGAAAAAGTTGGTAGCCATATGTGTGCTAGCCGATCATATCAGTTACTGGAAGCGAATAGCTTGTGATCATCTCTGATTCTAATTTCTCGAGCGCTTCGTGAGAATCGTTATATATCTTCTCGCCATTGAACGTCAATCCGCCAGGTAATTGCATACCGACAAACTTCGTTAAATTAGAACCCCATTGCTTCTTGATCAATTCTGTTGCATATCTCTGTAACCATCTGTCATTCCATACATCGTTATAATCTGCAGGATCTACGATAGAATACGCTTCTACGACAAGAAAATAACCCGGTGTTAATTTATTCCAATCGGTATCAACATGGAGTTTATTCGTATTCCTGTTATATCTGATCGGTTGACTACCAACAAGAAGCTGCTCTAATAGTTGGATCTGTTGGAACGCCATGTAATACGGGACCATCGACTGATATGTCAATGTATAGAGATCGTTGAGCGCTATCTGATACCTGATATTGAATATGTTATTTGTAGCAAGATAGTCACCGATATCAAATATTCGAACAGCGCCGATGATATTCTGCGGCATCGTGATGTATTTGTTTGCTACATCTTCTGCGGTTATTTCTTTCTTATAGAATACTTTCTCTGTGCCATCGAAGTGATAGTCCCAGTAGTATTTAAGAGCTTCATCCACACGATCTTCTACCTGATCATCATCTACGTTGATCTCGATGACAGGTTTGCCTAGCTTGCGTAAGCAATACTCTTTAAAATCGTCTCTGGAACTGATAGCCATTTTTTATATATCCTCTTTTAGATATTTATATGTT